AAAAATTTACGATTACAACTATGTTTCAGTATGGATGAAACGAGAGATCCACACAAGAATTAAAACCCTCGAAAAACAAGAGAAAATGATGTTCAAGGACATCCTAACCAAATTGATGAACAATTACCAAGGGTAATATGGATATAAAAACCACCGTTGTATTTGAACACCTACTTAAATCTGATGAACTCGGAAAGAGGATTGTCGTCGCACAAGGGGGGTCAAGGAGTGGTAAAACCTATAACATCCTAATATGGTGGATACAAAAACTCTTACAAGAGGAAAACAAAACCCTATCAATTGTAAGAAAAACCCTACCATCTCTTAAAAACTCCGTATTAAAAGATTTGGTTGAAATATTGGAAATGTTTGGGGTATATGACCCAACAAAGTTTCATAAACAAGAGGGGTACTTTAAGTTGGGTACAAACACCATCAACTGGTTTTCAGTTGACGAACCACAAAAACTCAGAGGTTCAAAACGTGATTACCTTTATTGTAATGAATCCAACGAACTCAATATCGAGGACTGGAATCAATTGATTTTTAGAACAGACGACAAGGTAATCCTTGACTTGAACCCATCAGAGATTTCCTCATGGGTTTATGAATTGGAGAAACGTGAGGATTGTTATTACTTTTCAACAACATGGAGGGATAATCCATTTGTTTCAGACAACATCGTTTCTGAATTATTGTCCCTTAAAGAAAAAGATGAAAACCTCTATAGAATCTACTCAGAAGGACTCAGAGGTATCCCAACCACCTTGGTATTCACAAAGTTCCATACAATCCAAGAAATACCCTCAGAATCGAAATTCTTGGGTAGGGGATTGGACTTTGGATATAATGACCCAACGGTATTGGTGGATGTCTATAAAAACCAAGACACCCTCTATATCAAAGAACGACTCTATGTCAGGGGGATGACCTTTACCGATATCATCCACAAAATGAGTGAGTTGGAAATGGATAAGACCGAGACCATTTGGTGTGATTCCTCCGCACCACAAAACATCGAGGAGTTAAGACGAAACAAGTTCAACGCAAAACCAGTCAACAAGAAATCCATCCTCCATGGTATCGACCTAATTCGTAGACACCATAATTTCATAACAAGTGATTCCAAGAATATCTTAAACGAGTTCCAATCCTACAAATGGAGAACCGATAGAGACGGAAACCTACTTGATACCCCCGAGGACAATAACAACCACGCAATAGATGCGATAAGATATGTGGTGGAATCCACCATTGGAAACCAACCAAGAAAATTTGTAGTAATATGATTGAAATTCAAATTGATGATAGAGTAAAGAAAGTATCCACTGAAATGACAATCCGTCAGTATAAGGAGTATTTTAATAATAAAACCAAATACGAGGGAAACCCATTGATGATGTTGTCCCTGTTGGTAGATGAACCAGTAGATGTTTTAAGAGACCTACCTAAAAACCAAGTGGATTTTGTTTTGAACTATCTATCCGACGAGATTACAAAAAACCCAATGGGTGATTTGGTTATGACCTTTGAACATGATGGTATCAAATACGGATTGGAGAACGATTGGTCAAACCTTGCGTGGGGTGCGTGGGTGGACTTGGAAATCCTATCGTCAGAGGATATTGATAACAATATTGACCACATCCTTGCGGTGATGTATCGACCTGTATTAACCAATAAAGGAACAGATTACACCATCGAATCCTATAAATCAAAATCAGTATTGACCCGAAAAAAGATATTCGAGGACTTACCAGTAAAGTACTGGTTTAATTTCGCAGGTTTTTTTTTTCAAATCGTCAAAATATACATCTCCGATATCAACAATTCTTTGAAATTGACCAACAAGATGAATCGACTGATAATGAAGACACACAAGAAACTCCCGAAATACCTAAAAGAGAAAGTGTCTCTCGATTCTATTTTAGTCTCACCTTCAACCTCGCAAAAGATGACCTTACCAAAATCGAACAGATAGAGGAAATGAACGTGTATTTAGTATTGAACGCTGCATCTTTTCTAAAAGACAGACGTATAAAAGAGGAAAATGAACTGAAAAAACTCCGAAACCAAAAAATAAGTTGATGGAACACGATATAACATTTCATAAAATAATCCAACTATTTGAGGAATACCAACAGAAAAATCCTCAATTAAATTCTTTTGGTTTTGGAAACCTTGTTGATTTTGGAAAAAGTTTTTCGGGTACAAGTCAAACCCCACAATACCCTTATATGTTTGTGGTTCCACAGAGTATCCAATACGATGAAAACACCACCACATACTCCCTTACACTTCTTTTTACAGACATTCTAAACACGGATGTTAAGAATGAAATGGAGATTGTCTCCGATATGAGTCTCGCAGCACGTAGATTCTTATCCTATATCAAACGAGGGATGGAACAAGACCCACCCCTTTACAATTACATGGACATTCAGTTGTCCTCCCAAGCACTTCCGTTCATGGAACGTTTCTCTGACCACGTTGCGGGGGTTGCGTTATCCGCATCAATAATCGTATTTGAGGACATCAATGCGTGTGATTTTTATCCATCACCGACACCAACTCCATCGAATACACCAACAAATACACCTACTCCAAGTACCACTCCGACTCCTACCCCAACACCAGTAAACCATTGGTTGTTATTTGAGGATAGTCAAGTAATGGAATCCGAACAAGGAGATTTAATCGAATATCAATACTAAAAAAAATGTCGAACTTAAAAATTTCACAATTACCTGTCTTCACTGGCGCATCAACTACAGGCACCTGGTTGGTTCTCAATAACAGTGGAGAAACGGAAACATTTAAGATTCAAAGAGAATCTTTCATAGGTGCATCAGGTACGTCAGGAACAAGTGGTTCATCAGGTACGAGTGGTAGTTCAGGGACCAGTGGTTCAAGTGGAACCAGTGGTTCAAGTGGTTCTTCAGGTAGTAGTGGAACCTCAGGTTCGTCAGGTACCAACGGAACATCAGGTTCGTCAGGTACGAACGGAACATCAGGGTCATCTGGAACGAGTGGGTCAAGTGGTACTTCGGGTACCGATGGTACGTCAGGAACATCAGGTAGTTCTGGTACCTCAGGTTCAAACGGAACGTCAGGGACCAGTGGTTCAAACGGAACGTCAGGTACAAGTGGTTCATCAGGTACTTCGGGTTCATCAGGTACAAATGGTATCCAAGGTGATTCGTTATTTACTGGTGGAACGGGAACAGATTCTGTAAGAAACATCTACCATAGTGGTAGAACTTTTAATGGAAACTATTCATTAATGTTGGGTGGTATCAATCCGACAATGCAAGGTGGTGAATACAACCAAATATTGAACGGACAAGGAAACTCCATCGATTCAACTTTCAAGGCACAAATCCTCAATGGTGAGGCAAACCAGATTTCGAACGACAACAGATTTTCAAGTATCATCAACGGATACAATAACAATATCTCAGCGACTGGTCAGGGTGCAGGGACCATTCAATCTTGGTCCTCAACCATTCAGGGTTCCAACATTTTTCGTTCAGTTATTGTTGGTTCTGATTCATGTACAATGAGTGGTGATAACACAACTGAAATGGGTATCTACAACTCTTATAGTTCGGATTTAAGAGGTTCAACACGTTCGGTTATCATCGGAGGTCAGGACAACATGTTAAGTGGCGCACCTACCAACTATTCTGTCAATTCAATTATATCGTCAACTCAATGTACGGTTATTGGTAGAGAAGGAACCAACAATGGTATCTATAATTCTTTTCAATCTGAAATTTCAAACTATGGAACGGGTATAAGTGATGAAATTTATTACAACACCATCATGGGTAGTGAAGGTTCATCAATCACAGGAACAAATACCCTTCAACATAATGTGATTTTGGGTGGTTCGGATTGTGTAATTACGGGTTTAGGGTCAATCAACAACTCACATCTATCATCTGACAATTGTATGATTTCTGCGGGAACATACAATGGTTTCTACAACTCATTTGGTTCAACCGCATCAACTACCAACGATTTTGTTGTAGGTGTTGGTCTATCAGGTAGAACAGATGTTGATAGACAATTTACCACTCATGTTGAAAATCTTTACCACTACGGACAACAATACGGAAACACCACATCACAAACTGGTGATACTCTAACGGTTGATTTTAATCTGGGTAATACTCATTTCATCCAAGTGAATGGTAATTTGTCCTTAACCCTTTCAAACCTTAAAAATGGGGGTCAATACAACATTTTGGTTGAAACCACAGGAAACTACACCATTACTTCGTTAACAACAACAGGATTTACTCAAAAGAAACAATCAGGTTTTGATAACTTAACCAATAATGGATTTATTGAACTTGAATTTACTTGTGTAAATGGGTTCATCGCATGTAAACACTCCACTACCTTGTCATAATGGACCAAGAGATGTTAAAGTCGGAGATTGAAAAACTCCTAAAACAGAGTATTCAAAAACAACTACTGATACCGAGGTTGTCCTTGTCGTATGACGGGACACCCAAACCTGTCAGTAAGGACTACCCTGCACCTTTACCATCTCCAAGAATCGCATCATCGACCCTATTTAACTCGGTTGATGTGTTTTTCCAAACTGACCTATCAGACGGGGAAGCACAAGTGGTCGTTGATTTCGGTAGTGCAGATTGGTGGTATTTTGTTGACCAAGGACGTAAACCATCCTTTAGATTTCCAAACATACAGGACATCAGAGGGTGGGTATCACAGAAGGGTGCGTTGAACTACCCTGACTTGTCTTTGGACCAACGTACCTTCTTGGTTGCACGTAGTATCAAACAATATGGTTTCAAGGGTATCAATTTCTTGGACTCAGCATTCAAAGATGTCGAGAGACAACTAACCGAACAATTTGGTAATTATGCATCAGAATATCTAAAGACAATTATACAAAAAGAGGTTATTGTTGAATGGGAAAAACAATTCAAATACGACAAACAAGATAAACAAATGTTAATCAAAATTGATATCACACAATGAGTGTAGTATTCACACAAACACCGTCAGTATTCCAACCAGTATTATCTGACAATTTATATTTCGTCGCATCAGCAGACACCACCGACACATACCGATTCAGGTATGTTTATGACCTATACATTGAGGATGAACTGGTATTCCAAGGTAAATGTACTCCTAACCCATTTGGATTAGGTATCATCGATATTCAACAAGTCCTTGAAACATATACATTTAACAGTCCTGTTTCATATTGGAACACAACCCCCATCTATACTCACCAAACATTCCCATTTTCACGACCATCAAACGATGAGGTTGTAAACTTTTATGTCGTATGTGGTTATGAATATGCTGATTCACCATTATCAAGTGTTTCAGGTTTTACAGGAATTGGAACCACACAAGGTGAACCCGCATACAAAAGTGGGGTGTTCAAAACATTCCGTTCGACAATGGGGGTCAATGGAAATGCGATGGAGTCGTTTTTTAACATTGGACCATTTGTCTTAAGTGGAACACCCACAACCTACAACCCAACAACATCAGGGTTATTTTTAACAAATTCACCTCGTACCCGTAGGATTGACCCAAGTGAATACTACACCTTGGGATTCACCAATTACTACATGGGTTCCACCACCGCAACTACCCTGAGTGAACCCTATTATGTAAAATATACATTTTACGATTCGGTTGGTTCAGAGATAACCGCAACCACCTACGATAACATCACAACAAATGGTGGGGGACCAAGGACATCGTGTAATCAGGTTTATCAACAACTTTATCTTATCAACCCATTCTCGGGTACAACCGATTACAACACACTTTATGTTGGTTGTGGACCTGCAAACATTCCAAATTTCCCATCGAATTGTGTTCAATACACGGTTCAATTGTATGGATTATTTGAAGGGTCAACCACACCTATTCAACCTACCCCAACACCGACTCCAACGAGGACACCATTTGCGACAACACCAACTCCAACTCAAACACCATCGTCAACACCTCAATGTTCGACTTGTACCGAATACAACATTCTTTATTCAGGGGAGAGTGAGTTTGGTTCCGCACTCATCACAGGATGTACCACAGGTATTCAATCGTCAATTAAATTAACACCAGGGGTTTATTATACATTATGTTCGTGTGGTTATCCAACGGGTAGTGATTTGAGTATTACAACCGTGGGTCCATGTTCCGCACCATCACCATCTCCCACACCAACAAAATCACCGACACCTACACCTACTCCAAGTGGATGTAATTGTAATACCTACTTGGTAGAAAATACCGAACCATATCCAACGGATGTCGAGTGGATTGACTGTAATACAGGTCCACAGATTCAATATCTCAGTGGATACAATACTTTGACCGTATGTTCATGTAATACCCCCGCAGGGTCGACAATAACCGTATCACTCCTTTCATCAGGTTGTTCAGAATAATTCAAAATAATATTGTAATAAAATGAGTCTAATTCCATTACCAAATCCAACTACCTATACAGAAGGAAATTGTGTTGAATATACACCTTGTTCTGAAGTATTCACCTTTAATGTCGAATCGAATTGTTCACGTTCATCAAACCAACACCTACAACTTATGTGGGTGAATCGTTATGGTCAAATGGACTATTACACCTTCATTTGTGAAAGACAAGAAGGTATGAACATTGAACGTCAACAATACCAACAGTGGAACATCGATTGGGGTTCATCTAATCCCAATAAAAGTCCTTATTCAAGGGGTCTTACAGTTTCAGATGTGAAGATGACACAAACGGTTATCGTTAATAGTGGATTCATCAATCAACCTGACTTTATGTTCTTGGAGGAGTTGTACACATCAAATGACGTTTATGAAATTCAAACAGACGGAACATTGTTTCCAGTAAATATTGTAAATACGGAGTTTATTAGAAAAATCGAAGGTAATAAGACCTTGACGAACCTTGAACTCACATACGTATACTCGAATAATATTACACTGTTAGGACGATAAGATGGATACAACCTTACTGATAAATCTTTCAGGTCAAACCTACGAAAGACTCGACTTATTTGAGGATATTCCCATTACCCTGACAATACAACAGTCAGACTTGACGAATTTAACATCACGTAGGGTTCCATATTCCAATACAATCGAAATACCTGATACCTCAAATAACGGGATTCTATTTGAACATTATTATGAAGTAAACGGGATTGACTTTAACCCATTGACCAGAATCCCTTGTGTGGTCCAATACTTGGGTACAGACGTGTTTAATGGGGTGATGAGGATGAATGCGGTTATCAATCGTCCCGAAGGTCGCATTTACGAGGTTTTCATCACTGGTGAGGTCATAGATTTCTTTTCACAGATTAAAGATTTCACACTCCAAGATTTGAATTGGACTGACCTTCAACACAAGGTTAGTTATAGTGCGATTACCACCAGTTGGGAAGCAGAACCAGGAACCACCAATGGACTATTCGAAGGACAAGTATTGTATCCACTAATCAATTACGGACTCATTTATTCAGGTGATTCAACAACACCATTATTTACCTACGATTTTACTGGTCCAAAATCATTTACAACCACAGGGGGAACCGTATCGATTAACTCATTCAAACCATCAATAAAATTAAAAACCGTATTGGATAGAATTTTTGATGTATCAGATTTTTCATACGTATCAGAATTTTTTGACTCCAACTATTTTAATTCCATCTACATGGATACCTTCCAAGATGGTCAAATAGGTGTTATTCCACAGAGTGCGATTACCAATCAAAACATATTCCTCACCCAAGCAACCTCCCCCGCATGGAATTATCGTGGGGGTGCAATCAGAGACATACGTTGGTTTGACAATACCCCAAAAGGATATGACCCATTAAACATATTCTTTAACTCAAATTCATCGTTTCTTGCAACATACCCTGGTGAATACTTTTTTAATTTTAGACTTTGTATCCTTCCACAAGACAATTTTGCGAGAGGTCAAATCGCATTCCGTGCCTACAAATTCACAAACCCTCAATCACCATACACAGGAACGATTGTATATCAATCCCCTGACTATTCTTTATTACCAAACCAAACGAACGTTGATGAATATTTCTCCGCAACATGTAATGCGGGGGAATACATTAAATTGGTTGTAGTTGAGGGTCAAACTCCATTGTATTTTCCAAATGGTAATGTAAGAAACCGTGGTTATTACAAATTGGGAGGAATTAGAACCAGTGGTATTGCGGAAAATATTCCAAGATGGGACCTCTATAACTCACCAATTCTACTAACTGGTGAAACAGTCAATTTCCAACAGGGTATTACCAACATCAACTGTCAGGATTTTGTTAAAGGTCTCATAACGATGTTTAATTTGATTGTCGTTCAAGACGAAGATTCACGTCAGATTAGATTTGAACCATACAACTGGTACTACAATGATTCCGATAGAGTCAAACAGAATTGGACAGATAGACTTGACCAAAGTTCAGAAGTGAGAATTGAACCATTATCGTTTGATTTACCAAAACAGAATACATGGACCTATTTGGATGGAGAAAACGAAAACCTAAATAAGTTATTCACCGATGCGACAGACACAATATTTGGTAGATTCAAGTATATTGATGACTCAAACATCTTCACTGGTGAAAAGGATTATGTTTTACCTTTCGCACCTCTACCTACATCGGGGACAACGGGTGCAGAAAACTTTATCATACCTCAAACTTATTATCTGATAAATGGTTTACAGACCCCTTACTCGACCAAACCACACGTATTCTTTTGGACCGGGAACAGGTATGCGTATAAGGACCAGTATAAGACCGTGCCAGGATATTGGTATTTACAAGGGGATTCAGGTCCCGAACAAATGACCACATATCCATGTGTGTCCCACTTATCATCGTTGGACATACAAATACCATCATTGGTATCGGATTTGAATTTCCAATCAACATTTGATTTTTTTGGAAATACAAACACCCAACCAGTACAATTTACCGAGTATAACCTCTATAACGTATTTTGGAGAGAATATGTTGAAAACCTATATTCAAGTGAATCAAGACGACTCACTGGAAGATTCTTTTTCAACCCAACACTTTTATATCAGACATCCCTTAAAGATTCCGTTTTTATCAAAGACACAAACTATACCATCGAAAAAATAACGGACGGAGATTATACCAATTTCAAAATGACTCAGGTCTCTTTGATAAAAAATAAAACACCATATTATCGTATAGACCCACCAGCACCCGTGTATGGAATTGAATGGAATCAACCATATCCAACTGTGGAACCCGCATACGAGTTTACCTGTTATGTATCATTTGATAAGGATGAGGTCTGTAGTTCAACCGCATCCATTATCAATCTTACATCTTTTGGTCCAACATTGAATAATTTCGATAAGGTTTATTATGACACGGGAACATCCCTCGCACTCCTACCACAGGGTAATTACCTACGTCTACAAACAGCACCCCCATCAGATATGTTCGTGGTGATTGATAATTATGGTAGAATATTAGAACAAACCTGTTAAATGGCACAAAACATTGGTCTTAAAATTACATTAGGTGGTGTATCCCAAGTTATCACCGACATCCAAAAACTCGAACAAGCAGTTAATGGTGCGAAACAACAATTGGGGGGTCTACAAATCGGTAGTGATGAATTTAAGAAATTACAGAGAGAGATTCGTGTTGCGGACTCGGAACTGAAAAAATTAAAGGAGTCATCCGAGGGTGCAGGTTTTGAAAAACAATTTGGTGAGTTCGCAAAGTTCACAGGTGCAATCGGTGCAGGGTTTGCGGCAGCAACTGCTGCGGTGTCCCTATGGGGTGGTGAGACCGAAAAAGTCTCCGAAGCGGCAGCAAAGGCACAAAACGTCCTTACCCTTGCGTTGGGTGCTCGTGCGGTAGGTGAGGGTATTGTCGCATCGAGGACCGTTGCACTGACCATCGCAACAAACGCACAGACAGTCGCAAACAACATCGCAAACTTTTCATTCAAGGCACTCTTTGCAACAATGGTCGCAAACCCCTTCGGTGCAATCCTTGCGGTCATCGGTCTTGTCGTTGCAGCAATCTACGCACTGAGTGATTCCACAGAAGATGCGACCCAATCGCAAGATGAATACAACGCAGCGATTCAAAGGACAGAAAAACTACAATCACAATATGTTGAACTTTTGGTATCCCAAGGTGCAACTGAACAGAGGGTCGCACAACAACGTGTCAAGGACGCACAGACCCTACTCAACGAGAGTCAAAAAAGATTAAACGAATTACGTAAAGAGAATCAGTTCAGTAAGGAAACCGCTGCACAAAGGGACGAGGTCAGAACCCGTGAAAACACACTCCAAATTGCACAGAACAACCTCGAACGTCAAATCAATGAGGATAGAAAAAAACGTGCGGAAGACCAAAAAAGATTGTCAGACCAAAGGAGACAGGAACGAGAAAAAGAATACGAACAGGAAAAACAATTCTTGGATAAGTTGGTTGATACCGAACTTAAACTCGAGGAAGCAAAACGTCTCCGTCTAAAGGCAGATGTCCCCGAACCAAAGGTAATCCAAGATTTGGAGAAACTGGTTGCCGCAAACGAAACCCTTAGTAATGTAATTGACACCACCACAGTCGATGAATTGTTTGCGACATTCAGAGAAGGTCCCCCTGCATTGAATGCTGCTGCGGAGGGGGTTGATATCTTTGGTAAAAGTTTCTTGGAAGCACGTAAAATCCTATCCCTATCCGCACTTGGAATCGAGGGTGATTTTCTTCAAGTTAGAAAGAGTGTAGTTGGTTTCTATGGTGAGTTATTACAAAGTGGGGAGATAACCAAGGAGGCATTCGATGCGGTGGTTGGAATCGTAAATTCATACGATGTCTTAAATACACAATTTGGAAAAGAGGGACTCGGTGGTTTCTTTGATGTAAAAGAATACTACAAAAGGGTAAAAGATTACAAGGTTGCGAACGGAGAAATTGTTAAAGATTTTACCGAGACAGGTGAGGTCATACAAGCATCATCACCATTCGACCCAATCACCGCAGAGGAAAACCTAAAAAGGTACACCGAACAACAACTTGAAGGATACACCAAATTTGTGGTTCAACTCATCAATGCGGACAAACAATTTAAGACAGAAAATGTAAAGATTGGTGAGGATATTCAGACCGCTGCGGAGAGAATTGCACGAGAGAGACTAAAGACCGTACAAGAATCCTCAGATTTGATTATCCAAGAGGAACAGAACATTATTGATTTTTATGACCGTTCAACTGAATTACAACTAAAACGTAGAAAAACTCAAGTTAGTGCGGAGATTGGACTGGTTGCACAGAATGCGGACAAAATCATCGAGGAATTAAAAAAGGTTTATTCATTAGACTCACAAGAGTTTGAGGTCGCACTCGATGAGAGATTGAAATTCTTAACCGAAGGTAGGGAACTTACCGATGAGGAATTGGAGAAACTTGCGGAGTTATATCGTATTTTTTACGAAAAGATTAACAAACAAAGACAGGACAACCAAAATGAAGATGAAAAGAACCGACAGGAGTTTATCGATGGTATCGTCCGTGATATTGGGTATTTCCAATCGGTCCTTAACTCGTTATCACAGACCGCATCAGATTTCTACGCACTTCAGTTTGAGAAATTGGACCAAGAAAATAAAAAGGTCTTGGATAGTATTGTTGGAAACACCGAACAAGCAAACCAAAAACGACTTGACCAAGAAACAGTTTATAACAATAAGGTTAAGGAATTACAAAAGAAACAAGCAAAATTCTCCCTTCAAATCAACCTCGCACAAGCAATCGCAAACACTGCGGTTGCAATCACCGAGGCATTCAAGGCAGGACCCATCCTTGGTACCATCGCAGCAGGTATCGTCGCAGCACTAAATGCGGTTCAGATTGGTATCATTTCCAATCAAATATCCGCACTTAATAATTTTCAACGTGGAGGTATGATTCGTGGTCAGGGTGGTATGGTCGTGGGTCCATCACATGAATATGGTGGTGTTAAGTTTGCGTATGGGGGTGGTATTGAATTGGAAGGTGGAGAGAGTGTCATCAACCGTGTATCATCAATCAGGTATCAAGATTTATTATCGTCTGTTAATATGGTCGGGGGTGGAAAACCATTAAACACCAGTGGTGGGTTTGATGACTCACGTATCTTGGAAGCACTCGCAAAACAAAGACAGGAACCCATCCGTGCGTATGTATTGGAGGGGGACATTACCTCAAGTCAGAACGTACAGAGAAAACTCGAACAGATTTCGTCCTTCTGATAGACAAATACTTATTTGAATATGTTAAAAATTATTGAACTCGACATCGACCCTGAGTTAAGTGGGGATACTGGTGTGTGGGAGGTCGCATGGGTAGAGTATCCTGCGATTGAACAGGAATTGATGTATTTTGGTAGACAGAAATTCTACAAGGCACCTGAGTATGTCTCCCAAACCGCATGTCAAGCAATCAAGGAGAACGAAAAACGAGGTAATCCCGCAGCAACACAAACAGGCAAGATTCGTGCCCAACAGTTGTGTAAACGTGATGAAATTTCTTTGGAAACCATCAAACGTATGAAATCCTATTTGGAACGTGCGGAGACCTATAATACGGACAATTGGGACGACAAGGGAACCATCTCATGGAAATTATGGGGAGGCAAAGAAGGTCTAACCTGGGTCAACTCCATTTTGGAAGGTATCAAAAACAAAGAGGAGATGGCAGAGGTCGGACCAAGAGGTGGAATCAAAGAAAGTGAAAAAGCACCCAAGTCCGATACCCCCAATCCAAATCCAAAGGGAGAGGGAACCGCAAAAGGTGATGCGTCGTCGACAAGAGGTGCGGAGGTTAGTGAAAGGGTTGAAGAAATCCTCAAGGAAAAATCTGATGACTTTAACGAAAAGTACAAGGATAAGTTGGGTTATGGGGTAAATGTCGGTATGTTAAAATCCGTTTACCAAAGGGGTGTTGGTGCGTATAACACATCACATTCCCCTGAGGTTAAGTCCTCTGAACAATGGGCACTCGCACGAGTAAACGCATTCCTATATCTTGTAAAAGAGGGTAGACCTGAAAATAAAAAATACGACTCCGATTTTGATTTATTACCATCGGGTCATCCAAAAAAACCTGAAGATTTTGTTTATCCAAATCCTGGTGAGAGTAAGGATGATTTTATTTCAAGGTGTATCCCTTATGTATTGAACGAGGGTCTGTCCCAAGACGAAGCACTTGGAAAGTGTTATGGTATGTGGGGAGAAAAATTCACAGGACAGAGAATTGGTTTTGATTGGAGGGTACTTGAAACACCAAACGGAATACGTCTGTTTGAAAATGAAATGAGACAGGGTAATCTACCAGTTATTTTTGTGGAAGGTTTCCCTCGTCAGGATTTGATAGATTTTACAAACAAATACAGAATACCAATTTCATCAATAAATTCATATAGGTCGTCATTGGAAAAGATTGACCTAATTGAAAAGATGGGATTACCTCGTCATTATGATGATGACTTTTATGTAAGGGGTCAGTTGGGGGAACGTGCGATGGTATTTGATTACGATACCTCGTCTTTACCACCATATACTGACTATAGTCCAAGTGGTAGTTCAAAACCAGACATTATCGCACCATCACCACCATCTGAGTTATTCAACGAGTGTGGGTGTGGTAAAGAGGAGTTTTCTCTGTTGGGATACATCGATGGACAACCTGTGTTTGAGACCCCCGAGGAGGCAGAACAATACGGAGAAAAGGAAATGGGATGTTCGGGACACCATGTCCATACCAATGAAGATGGAACCGATGTCTACATGGCATGTGAAACACACCCTGAAGAGATGGGAACCCAAGTTGATTTAATCGTTGACGGATGGGATATTCTTACCGTTGGTCCCCAAGAGAATATTCAGATTTTCTCTGATGTAGATTGGACCGATGAGGAATTGGAAATGAAGGAACACTTCGACTTTTTAAGACAACAACACCCTTATGATTTTGAACGTGTCTCACAACCCGCACTCAGAGGTCTTACTGAACAAGAGGTTTATAGTATCAACCACAAAAACCCAACATCGTATTACTTATACGAACGTCAACCTATCGTCATTACAACCGACGACAGAGACTTTTGTATGAGTATTGAGGGTAGATACTTCCGTATCTCTCAAATCTACGCATTGGAAGGATTTAACACCGAATTTGGACATAATAGACAACCCTATTCAAAGTGGTTATACAAAGGCGGTCCACTATGCGTCCACGCCTGGCGCAAGTTCACTTTCCAAAGAAAAAATAAAAAAGACGAGGGATTGGTATCTGGTAAACCAGGTATACCCCCACGTAATATGGAAAACCAAGGGTATTATTCCAAAGAGACCAAGAGAAAATCAGAGGTCGCATACATCATCTCCCAACAAAATATGTCAAAAGAACGTATTGAATTGGAAGGTGAATTATTACCCTTGGACTATGTAGATGGTTATCCAATTTATGATGACCCAATCCTCGCATCAGACGTGAGTTATATGTTAGGTTGTGGTGGGATTTATGACACCATCGATTATCAAGGAAAACAAGTTTTCAGGTCTTGTTCAACAAAGATGAAAAAACCTGACGTACAATCTCAGATTTTCAAACAGGTTGATGAAAAACGTATGGTCTATACACCCCTTATGATTCCAAACATCCTTATTCCAAGGATGGATGAGGTATCGGGTGAAAGATATTATGTAAAATTCAAACCTGAGGTAATTGAAAAGATAAGAAACAAATTTATGTTGGAACAACGTTTACGTGAGACCAACTATGAACACACCGACAAAAAATTCTCCGATGTGGTGATGGTCGAATCATGGATAGTCGAAGGACCCCATGACAAATCATACCAATTGGGATTCACACCTGAACAAGTACCAGTGGGTACATGGATGGGAGGATTCAAAGTATTGGAGACAAAAGAGGGGGATGAAGTATGGAATGATTTAATCAAACCAAAAAAGGTCCGTGGAGCATCCGTGGAAGGCAATTTCATCCTCAATTTTTCTCGTTTCCAAAACGATGAGTATTTATTGAAGGAAATAATAAACATTCTAAAACAAGTGATTTGATGACTGCAACAGATGCAATCCAAAAAATCGTTGACCTCTTAGGTTTGAAAGTCAAATCTGAGAAATTCTACTCAACAAAATTGGAGGACGGACAAACCGAAATCACCAATAACCGTGAGGGAGAAACATTTGAAATTGGAGACGAGATTTTCGTAGTCAAAGATTCTATTCTACAACCAGCACCAAGTGGGGAACACAAAACCCGTGAAGGACTGGTTATTTCCGTAGGAGAGGACTCTGTGGTCTACAAGATTGAATCCAAGGAAATGGTCGACGGTAAAGTAGTTGAAACTGAAACGGAAATCGAGGACGAAACCAAAACAGATATGATGTCAAGTGCAACTTTAACAGACGGTACAAAGGTAGAAACTGATGAAAGTGGAGATTTCAAACCAGGTCAGAAACTATACGTTATCACCCAAGAAGGTGAGCGTGTATCTGCACCCGAGGGAGAACACACCACAGAAAGTGGAATCGTACTAACGGTAGACCGCGACGGTTTTCTTACTGGCGTAAAATACCCTGATGAACCAGGAGAAGGTTCATTGGAGGAAATGAAAAAAATGAAGGAAATGATGATGGAAGTAGTTTCCATGATGAAAAAAATGGAAGGGTTTACAAACGACTTTGAGTCTTTCAAAAAAGATTTCGAAGAGTTCAAAAAACAACCTGACCGTGAACCAGTACTTCAAACTAAATTCTCAAAATCCAATGACTTATTGGATTGGAAATACGAACTTATCAAAAGTTCAATAAATAAATAAAAAATAAAATTCAATACTTTTTTCAAAATGGAAAAAAATAAGAAAAATTTTAAGTTCAACTATGACCTTACAAACCTCCCTGAGTACAATTCTTATGGCGATGAGATGTTGATTAAGGCATTTCTTGGACTTTCTTTACCGAAATATGCAACTGTGCGTCCAAATCTTAAGGGCACAACAGAAAAAATTGGTTTCGTTGAATCAGAGGTAATCTTGCAGGACCTATCGTGCGGATTTGACCCGACGGGTACAACTGAACAAAAT